GGTGGGTTTGGAAGTGGACGGGAACAGCCACACAGCAGCGGCACGGCAAATGCAAGATCGCAAGAAAGAGGCGAAATTAGCGGAGCTTGGGTGGTCAGTGTTTCGCATATCGAATGTGCAAGCGGAACGCCTGTCTACAACCTTGAAATTGAAGGAGCACCTAACTATTTTGTTGGGGATAACTGGCTAGTACACAACTGCAATGCATACAAGAATCCATACACTGATCGCTGGAAAGCGCTAGCTTCGATCATCAAGCCAGAGACCTTTCTATGGATGATGACGGGCACGCCTGCGGCACAATCACCAGTCGACGCGTTCGGCCTCGCGCGCTTGGTCAACCCAAACGGCGTGCCTAAGCTGCTTACAGGTTGGCGCGACACCGTGATGAACAAGATCAGCACCTACAAGTGGGTGCCGAAAGCAGACGCACGCGACAAGGTCAACGCGGCGCTGCAGCCTGCTATTCGCTTCTCCAAGAAACAGTGCGTTGATTTGCCGCCTGTCGTGGTGGAGACTCGCGCCATCGAGATGTCTCCGCAGCAGCTAAAGTATTACAAACTGCTCAAGGATCAAATGTTGGTCATGGCGGCAGGGCAGACGATTACGGCGGTCAACGCAGGCGTTGCCATCAATAAGCTGCTGCAGATTTCGTGCGGCGCTGCATACAGCGAAGACGGCGAAGTTGTCGAATTCGACGCGACACCACGCATGCGCGTGCTGATGGAGGTACTGGAAGAGACCAGCCGTAAAGCTATTATATTTGCGATGTTTCGATCTAGCATTGATACCATCGTAAACCACCTTGAGAAGAACGGCGTTAAGACTGCGCAGATTCACGGCGATGTAGCGGCCGGCAAACGCGGCACAATCATCCAAGACTTCCAGAACGAACCGACGGTACGCGCCCTCGTCATGCAGCCGCAGGCGACGGCGCACGGCATCACCTTGACCGCCGCAGACACGGTGATCTTCTTCGGCCCCCTGATGTCAGTGGAGCAGTACCTTCAGTGCATTGCGCGTGCGGACCGCCAAGGGCAGACCGCCGAGAGCGTGCGCGTTGTGCATCTGCAGAGCAGCCCCATCGAAGAGCGCCTGTTCAAGGCCATGCAAGGCAAAGTGAGTGATCACCAACTTCTGGTTGGTATGTTCGACGCGGAGACGGGGGTTGCGCCCGTCGAATAACCGCGCTACGATTGTCCAAGGTTGGACAACAACCGCATACAGAGGAAAAAGACATGGATGAAAAAACAGGCACCGACGAGGTGCCGTTGGATAGACTCGCCCGGGTGTATCGGCGCATCTCTTCGGAGATGCAGCGGATCACGGCTGAGTACGAGACCGCCCACGAGGCGCTCAAGGCACAGCGCGAGGCCGTACGCCTCGCGCTCAAGGACCGACTGCTCGGGATGGGCGTGAACAGCGCCAGCACCGCGCACGGGACGGTGATCCTCTCGACCCAGACGCGCTACCACACGCAAGACTGGGATGGGTTCAAGAAGTTCATCGTGGAGCAGGATGCGCTCGACCTGCTGGAGAAGCGCATCTCGCAAAGCAACATGGCCCAGTTCCTCCAGCAAAACCCTTCCCTCGTGCCTCCGGGGCTCAATAGCCACGCTGAGTACGTCATCTCGGTTCGTAAACCAAGGAGTTCCAAATGAACGCTGTCGTTCAGTTCAACCCGGCACAGGTGCCGGCTTTCGCGCGCGCTGCTGAGCTTTCTGAAATCGCCAAGGCGCTGTCCGGTGGTGGTGCGGGGGGCAAGCGCATCTCGATCAAGGGCGGCGTGTTCCGCCTGCTCGATGGCGGCAAAGAGATCGCGGCGATCGATGAGCGCTATCTCGACGTGGTGCTGGTCAAGGCGGCGCCCAAAGTCGGTCGTGTGTTCTATCTCAAGTCCTATGACGCTGCGTCGCCTGCCGGCCCGGATTGCTGGTCGCCCGATGGGCTCACGCCGTCGCCCGAAGCCGAGAACCCGCAGGCCAAGTCCTGCGCCACATGCCCGAAGAACGTGGCGGGTTCTGGCAACGGCAACAGCCGCGCATGCCGCTACCAGCAGCGCGTGGCGGTGGTGCTCGCCAACGACATGGAAGGCGCCGTGATGCAGCTGGCGCTGCCGGCGACGAGCCTGTTCGGACAGGCGCAGGGAGACAAACGCCCGCTTCAGGAGTACGCTCGCTGGCTCGCCGCACAGCGTATCAACCCCGAGACCGTTGTGACCCGCCTGCGCTTCGACACCGACTCCGAGAGCCCCAAGTTGTTCTTCAAGGCCATGCGCTGGCTGTCGGAGGAAGAGTACGCCACGGTGCAGCAGCAGGCGGCGTCGGAAGACGCCACCAAGGCGGTGACCATGACGGTCGCCAAGGTCGACAACGTGGCTCCTGCGGACCCGTTCGATGGCCCCGGCACGCCGCCGAAAGGCAAGGCTGCCGCCGCTGTGCCGCCTGATGCGGACGAGGACGCGGACGAGGCGCCGCCGCCCGTCGCCAAGCGCGGGCGCCCGCGTAAGGCCGAGGCGGAAGTCGAGAGCGAGCCGCCCCCGCCCTCGCCGGCGAAGGCCAAAGCGGTGCCGCTGCCTGACGATGACGACGAGCCGACCGTGCGCACCCCGGCGCCGGCCAAACCCGCTGCGCCCGCTAAGGCAGATCTCGCCAAGGCGATCTCAGACTGGGACGACGAGTAAGGAGGACGGCCCCCACTGCGCAGTGGGGGCCGGCAAACCATGTACCAGAAACGGTTCGTCAACCTCGTAAAGTCGATGCCCCTGACGCTGGGCGTGCGTATGGGGCGCTGGGCGATCTACCACAAGATCCCCGTCAAGACCATCTCGGAGATAACAGGCGCGCGCCGCCAGACGATCTACAACTGGATGAGTGGCGGTGAAGTCGCCCCATCGTATCGCAGTGTAGTCGAGCGCCTGTTGGCGAGCATGGAACGCAGCAAAACCTCTAGCGAAGCATGGAGTGCAGTATGTACGGAATTCAACCTTCAGGACTCACCGACCGAGAACTCCTGAAATACGCGCGCCTGTTTGGGCCAAAAGACCTCCCGGCGCCTTGGGTAGAAGAGTTGCTCAAACGACTGGAGGAGCGTGTTGATAACGACAAGACACAGTGATCGACATGCGTGCCTTGGAGATTATGGCGGATGTGCTACCACCGCCGGGCAACGGGTTGTATTGCATTGCGGAGCTAAGCTCAGCACGCAAGCAACATATCTTCGTTGAGCAGCTTGAGGAAATCAAACCGCACGTTCAGCGGTGGAACACCAAAAACTACGACATCTACTTCGCGCTCGCCACGTTTGACGAAAGAGTTCTAGACAAAGCCACGCAACGACGTACAGCGATTAACGCGCAACGCATCAAGTCCATCTTCATCGACATCGACGGGTACGAGACGAAAGCCGAAGCTGGCGCGGCGCTGTATGCGTTTCTCGAACAGACGGGTCTTGACACGTTGGGGCTGCCGCACGTGCTGTCCTCCGGCGGAGGGCTGCACTGCTATTGGCCGCTGACAACACCGGTCACCATCACTGCATGGCGTCCGGTTGCCGAGAATTTCAAGCGCCTGTGCAAGCAGGAGGGCATGTCGATCGACATGTCGGTGACGGCGGACGCCGCGCGGGTGCTGCGGGTGCCGGGTACGTGGAATCACAAGCGCGTCTATCCCGAGCCCCGACAGGTCAAGCTGCTGCGGCAAGGTACGGGGCCTGTGGCGCTGAACGACTTTAGCGCAGCGGTGCGCGGGTGCCTCACTGAGGCGTTCTCGTCGGTCAGCACGGGGCTCATGCCCGCCGAGGCGGCGCTGCTCGATGGGGCTCCGCCCACGAAGGTAGGGCAGCAGCGCGCGGCGATGCTGGAGGCCATGCTCGGCAACCGCACGCAGCGGTTCCAGACCATCTGGCTGAAGACGCGCCAAGGCGAAGGCTGCGCGCAGCTTGCGCACTACGAGAAGCACGCGTCGGAAGACGGCATGGAGCCGCTCTGGCGCGGGGTCTTATCGTGGGCGCACTTCTGTGTCGACGCGGACGAGCAGACGCGCAAGCTGACGGCGCTGCACCCCTACAGCATTGAGCGCATGAACACCAAGCTCGCGGAGATTCGCGGGCCGTACTCCTGCGCCAAGATCGACGACATCAACCCCGGCGTATGCCGGCAATGCCCGCACTGGGGGAAGATCACCAATCCGCTGGCGCTGGGCAAGGAGGTGCTCACCGAGAACCGCGAGCGCACGATCATCGTTCCGGCAAACACATTCATCGTCGCAGATGAGCCGGGCGAGCACAGTGACGACGGCCTGAACGACGAAGACGGCACGCCAGACATCCTGCAGACGCGCCGGGTGACGATCCCGCCACCCCCGCGCGGGTTCAGCTACGGCAAGTTCGGCGGCGTGTACGTCGACCTCAAGGAGAAGGACGCCTCGGGCACGACCGTGGTCACGAAGGTCGAGGTGCTGGCGCACGATCTGTTCGTGGTCGACATGCTGCGTACAGAAGACGGCGAGCACAAGGTGCATCTGCTGGCGATAAAGCCAACAGGCACAGACAGCAACAAGGAGCTTACGCATATATCGATCATCATGCCCAGCAAGGCGGTGGTCAGCAAAGAAGACCTGCTCAAGTGTTTGGCATCGCACAACATCTACGCGTCGCTTGGCGCCTCGATGGATCAGTACCTCTTCAGCTACGTGCGCAGCTGCGTGAACGAAGCGTCGATGCTGCGCAAGGCGGTCGAGGTGCCCGTGCAGTTCGGTTGGCAGAAGGACCGCAGCTTCGTCTACAACAACCGCGTGTTCAAGCCTGACGGTTCATTTGTCGTGGTTCCGATGCCGGGGCTGGAGAACCTGAACCGCGTAACCAACGCCAAGGGCACGCTCGACAACTGGCGCAAGCCTTGGCAGCTGCTGATCGCGCGCGAGATGGATACGATGCTCGCGATGTGTCTGGACTCCTTCGGATCGACGCTGATGCACTTCAGCAACCACGAGGGCTTCGTCTGGCACATCGGGTCGACCGCCTCGGGCACGGGCAAGTCGCTCACGCTCTCGCTCAAGGCAGGCGTCTGGGGGCACCCCATCCGCTACCGCACAAGCAAGGGCACCAGCCCTGTTGCCATGCAACAACGCGCCGGGCTGCTTAACAGCCTGCCACTGCTCAGCGACGAGATCACCACCAAGGCGCGCAACGATGTCGAGTGGGCGCCGGCGTTCATCTTCGACTTCGCGGAGGGGCAGGGCAAGGAGCGCATGGAGGCTAGCGCCAACAAGGAGCGCATCAACAACTCGACATGGGCCTCGACCTGCACGCTCACATCGAATGTGCACATGGTTGATCTACTGACCGGCAGCCGCAAACACTCGTCGCACGGCGAAATGATGCGGATGCTGGAGTGGTCGCCAGAGACCGAGCTTCGTTTCTCTGAAGAAGAGCGGGTAGTTCTGCAGGCCCTGCGCAGCAACTACGGCTTGCCGGGCGAAGCGTGGGTGCGCTGGACCGTGTCGAATTACGAAAAAACGGCATCAGTGTGGAACAGCGTACACGCTAAGCTGCGCGCAGAGCTTTCGTTTAGTGATGAAGAGCGTCTGTGGCACGCCGCTTGTACTAACATCATCGCCGCAGCTATTCTGCTCGGAGAGAAGTACGCCAACATACTAGATGTTCCTGTTGCGCGCATAGTCGCCGCCCTCCACAAGATTGTCGCCCGCGCGCGCCGCGCCTACAAGGCGTCGGTTCGCAGCGCTGAGGACATTCTCAACGCGTATATTCGAGAGAATCACGGGCGGTTCGTCGTGGTGCGCCGCGACGTTGACGGCGAGCTAAAGACAGAACTCGGGCTTGACCTAGCCAGCAAGACCTCGACCCGCACCGTTGTCATGGGGCGTGTTGAGCACGATACACGCAACGCGCAGTACGTTGAGTTTTTCGTGGAAGAAAACATGCTCAAGCAACATTGCGCTGCTATGAGTTTTGGCTACTCAGACCTAAAACGGGGGCTGGAGGGGCTAAAGCCGGAAGGGTTCAGCGCTAGGTTTGGCGCACGTAAAGACATGCTCGCGCGTGTTGACGGTCCGTCTTTGCGGGTCAACGTGATGCACCTGTCGATACCGAAAGCTCGGATCGATGAAGAAGCCAGCACACTATCATTGGCATGAGTTTGAGGTCGGCAAGAGTTTCTTCGTGCCGTGCCTTGATCTCGCCAAAGTTAAAGAGCAGTACATGAAAGCAGCCCTTAAACAGGGCTGCTTTCTGTCGGCTCAGTACGCTATCTACGACGGCTATCTAGGCGTCTGTTTCACTCGGACGCGGTAGCCAGCGACCGCAGCTGCTTGGAGAGTTCGATCTCCATGCGCCGGATGCCTTCGATCTGTTCGCGTTTCTCCGCACCGGACATAGCCCTGTCGGCGGCGATGTTGCGCTTCAGTTGCGCAAGCTCGCCCATCTGCTGCCGGAAGGTGCCGCCCGTGGAGACCAGCGCAAGCTCACGCGAGAAGCGCTCAGAGAAGGCGTTCGCCTCTTCGATGCGGCCCTGCTCCATGATCTCCTTGTAGGTGGTCGACGCCGTCTGGATGCGCTTCAGTTCATCGAACGCGGCGTTGATCAGGCCCCGGCCAGTGTCAGGCTGGATCAAGGTTCCCAGCACAGGCAGCTGGCTCAGCGCACGCTCAGGCCGCTCGCCCATGTCGGGCGAGAGCGGTCGCAGCAGCGGGTTGATCATCGCGATCAAGGCGATGCCGATCGAGCCCGTGTAGCCGCGCACAAGGTGCTCCAGCGCGATGGGCGACACGTTGGCGGCGCCGCCGATGAGCTTGGCAAGCTCGGTCGTGTTCTGACGAAAGCGCTCGCCCGGGGTGAGCAGTTGCTCGCGCGTGGACTCGATCGGCTGATCGGTGAAGAAGCTGTAGTTCGCCGCCAGTTCGATCGGGGCTTGGATGGCCGTGGGCAGCGCCAGCGGGCTGCTCATCAGCAGCTGCTTGCCCAGCGCGCGCATAGCCTCGCTTGCCTTGACGTCCCCGAAGGCGGTGTTGAAGAGCGCCTCGGGCAGTGCCTTGAAGACCAACCCCAGTTCAAACGGGATCGGCACGCGGAGCGATCCATCACCGCCGGGAATGGGGATGAACCAGTTCATCGCCCGCTCCTCGGGCGTGGCGTTCTTGTAGCTCTCGTCGTCCTGCATCAGCAGGGTGTAGAGCAGCGTCATGCCCGCCATCATCAGCCCGCGCTGCATCAGCACGGCGCTCGCCTGCATCTTCTTCTCGAAAGGCACATCGCCGATC